GGAAAATCAATAAGTCTTATAAGTCTTGGGAAACGAATCATTATTAATAGGTTGTAATATTTTTCGGACATTTAATAAATGTCCGAAAAGTAAAAGCAGGGCTCCAAAATATCACAAAAATACGTTTCGCAGCATAATGCTTTGAACCACATATAGACAATATAAATATTGTTAGCATATTATTTTTTTGTATTTTGTAGGCGTTTTTTATGGCATCGGTATGTATACCATTTTTTAGAACAAACATGAATAAAAAAAACGCCATTGATTTTTACTGTGAAAAATGTCTGTTTAGATGCTGTAAACTTTCAGAATTGACGAGACATATTGCAACAAGCAAACACAACAAACCAAATGCCGAAAAAAACGCCAAATACAACACTATTATTTGTTGCTAAAAACGGCAACAAAATGGCAACATTAGCAACCGAAAATAGTGTGTATATACAGACCATAACCCACGTAAGTAAATAAAATTATACTGTAAAAAAATATTAAAAAATAGTGATACATTAGGTTTCTTCTTGATATACTTGACGTAACATACCTTCATACGACTTCATAAATTGCAATGGTTCCATTAGTTTATCAAACCCTTGCTTGATAGTCGTTTTGTATTCGTCAATTTTCATAGGGTTCTCAGAGAGATACTTCACAATCTTCACGTATTCCTCATCGGAATATGCAACTAATTCTGGAAATCCCGAATTTATTAACAAGGAAGCAGTAACATTATGCGAATGATAATCATTGTGATATTTCGTTACTATTGGGATGGATTTATCGAGACATTTACAAGATGTAGTTGTCCCGGAATAAGGAAATGGGTCCAGTAGTAAATCAATCTTAGCATACAACTGTAAATATTCTCCTTCAGATGCTAGAAACGGAACAAATACAATACGGTCAATTGTCACGCCAAGTTTATCAAAATAAAAATGTCGTCTGGTTTCGGTATCACTTTTTAGTAATAGCATCAACTTTATACAAGGACAATCAGCGAGCATCTTACGCCATGTTTCGAGAGTTTCTGTTGTATTCTTGGTTTCCTTATTAAGTGATGCTACAATAATACAATCTATAGGCGTTTTCCTAGGTACTACAGAAGCATTATCATAAATCTGTTTATACAGTAAAAAACACTTAGGTAATCTATATATTTTCTCACTGTAATATTGTTTTGTTTTTATGTTATCGGCAATCGCATCGGTAATTCTATATTTTATCGCCGACAATCCAGTTGTATTAGGAAATCCAATATACGTCATTTGAACTGGAGCAGGATTAAGTGCAAACACTTCCAATGCATTTCTTACCGAATGACCGGATAAATCAATAAGAATGTCGATTTTCATATTATGGATTAAACTAGCCGAGTCAGAGGAATTCATTCCTGAAATATCATGGAACGTGATACGAGGCATATTATTCGAATATGTTTTATCGCACAAAGTATTAATAGTGAAACAATGTATCTCAAAATCCGACGAATGGTTTAATAATATCGGTGATATAAAATTGGATACCACATGGTAATTAAAATCCCCAGATACATAACCTACTCGAAGTTTACTTGTTATATTTTTGGTAAATCTATATACCTTGTTATTACCAAGGTCTTTATCAAATGACCTATATAATTTCTCGAGTTCATTATGTTGGTAATACGTATAATCGTACGTAATGAATAAATTATCATATGTATTTTTGAGTTCAATACCAGTATAAATATTATGCTTACTATTTAATGCAATTGCTTCTGTCATATATTTGACTGCATTTTTACTATTACCTATATCATTTGACGTAACTCCAATATTTGAAAGACATAAAAATCGTATTCTAATAGGTAAATCAGGTAAACTCAGTAATTCTTCCACTATGCTTATAGATATTTCAAAGTTACGTTTTTTTGCTTCTACGGCTGATATTAATAACTTGAATCTGACATCATTTACTTCATATAAATAGTTATTCAATTCATTATTAACTTTTGCAATTGCATCAAAACAATTAGTATCAAAATACACTTTTAACATATCGATGAGATTTTCAATTAATAATGGTTCCAATTCGTAACACTTGCGAAACCATACTAATGCTTTAAATTGATTGTATTCTTTATAAAAACATCCTGCATTATAATGTATAGTAGCGTCGTTTGGATAAATAATCAATAATTTGTGTATTATATCTTCTTTAATAAGTTTATTGATATAGGGATCATTCATTATATTAAATCCAATACCCTTTAAATCCTCCCCAGTTGTTTTCATATTATACAAGCGATCAAATATATGATTGAAATCGGTAAGTAATGTCATAATAGATAGATAATACAAATTATGCATATATTATTTTAGTTTAATGTATATTTTTTTTTATTGTGTTGATTTTTTTTATTTTTATCATGTAAAATAAAAAAAAAATATATAATATATATATATGGCAGATTTCAACTATCAAAGCAAACAAATCGCTATTACTGGTGGTGATAAATTAGTGAAAAATGTAAATATAAAAAATGGCAAGGGATATAAGAGTGTGAAACGATATTACAAAGGAAAATGCAATCATACAATGAAACGCAATCTCATGTCAAATGAAATTAAGATGATTCGACGAAATAAGTATATACATGGACTATTCAATGATTGTTATCCTAAGCGCCGCACATCTCGCACTCCTCGTCGTCGCGGTGTTTCCTCTCAGGTTCAATAGTGAATTTTTGTGCTTGGTGTCGTGCTCTACGTCTCAAATAATAAATGCCAGTTTTAAGTCCTTTAGACCAAGAATAGAAATGCATAGAAGTCAATGTATTGTAATTGGGGTCTTCTAACCACAAATTCAAACTCTGACTTTGGCAAATATAAGCACCACGATCAGCTGACATATCAATTAAATGTTTCATCGGCAACTCCCATACTGTCTTATAGTTATCGCGAATTTTCTGAGGTATTGCCTCGATCTGTTGAACACTACCATTATTCGAAATGATATTGTTTTTAATTTTGTCATTCCATAAGTCGAGTTTTAAAAGATCTCGCATCAGATATTTGTTAGTAATAATAAACTCACCTGCCAATGTTCTCCTATTATAAATATTACTTGTAATTGGTTCAATACATTCATTGTATCCAAGAATCTGTGAAGTTGACGCAGTTGGCATTGGAGCCATAAGAAGTGAATTACGCAATCCATGTTTTACAATTTTATTCTTCAATGTTGTCCAATCATAACGTTCATGAGTCGGGTCTACGTTCCACATATCAAATTGTAGAATACCATTACTAGCTGGTGAACCAGGGAAGGTTTCATATGGTCCATCTCGCTGCGATAATTCACATGATTTTTCTAAAGCGGCATGGTAAATAGTTTCGAATATATGTTTATTGATAAGTTTTGCCTGATCACTATGGAATGGAATACCCATAAGCATGAATACATCAGCCAATCCCTGTACTCCGATTCCAACGGGTCTATGGCGAAAATTACTGCGTTCGGTTTTCGGCGTAGGATAGTAATTCACATCAATAACACGATTCAAATTATTAGTCACGACCTTAGATACTTTATGGAGTTCCTCATAATTCATAACACCGTTTTTATCAACAAATGCAGGAAGGGCAATACTTGCCAAATTACATACAGCAGTCTCGTTCTCATCCGAATATTCCACTATTTCACTGCATAAATTACTGGATTTTATAGTTCCCACGTTTTTCTGATTCGACTTTTTATTACATGCGTCTTTAAACAGAATATATGGGGTTCCTGTTTCCATTTGCGCATCTAGAATTTGAAACCAAAGGTCACGGGCGTTCAAAGTTACGCGTCCCTTTCCTTCAGTCTCGTATTTGGTATAAAGGGCAACAAATTCATCTCCATAAACATCTGCGAGACCGGGACACTCATCTGGACACATTAATGTCCATTTTCCATTCACTTTGATGCGCTCCATAAATAGATCTGGAATCCACATTGCATAAAATAGGTCGCGAGCCTTTAGTTCTTCGTCGCCATGATTCTTTCGCATTTGAAGGAACATTTCAATGTCAGCGTGCCAAGGTTCCAAATAAATCGCAAAACTTCCGTTACGGCGACCTCCTCCGTTATGAACTAATCCATTGTGGATGAGATAATTGTGTTGAACGGTCATTTGCAAATCATACAAGACTCCGCTATATTCCTCTGAGTCAATTTGCTGAATTCGGTCCATCATAAAATCGCCATGTCTTAAAAATGATACTACTTGTTTGTCATTATATTCGATCTCAAATAAATTACACATCTCACGTGTCTTAGGAATACATGTACAATATTCGTCGTCTCCTTCTAATGATTCACGAAGAGAACTAGTTGTAAGTGTTCCCATCCGCATACATAGGAATCGTATGGATTCAGCCATACTTTTAGATTTACTATTAATTGTAAATTCACTTTCGTATTGTGTATCAACTAATCCTTTTAATATATATTTGCTTTTCTCAATTGGTAAATGCAACCACTTATTGTGTATACGTTTTTCCTTTGTTTCATTGTACAAATCATTATATCTAAATGGTTGATGAATGGATTTGTTCCATTCAATACAAGTAATACCATAATCCATAGTTACTCGAAAATTTATTAATTTCTCTGTAAAATATTTTTCTACATCAAATCGGACATTCGGTGAATTTATATAAATAATATCATCTTTATAACTATTCCCCAGCAAGATACCATACATGTAACAATCATCTGATGAAATACTGGAAATATCTTGTTCGTGTTTAGGTATTGGAAAAACAAGCATATCATTTGTAGTTAAGTCCTTAGCATCCGTCCATTCGTAATCAATGAGTTTCTTTTCTAATTGTTGTATGATATTGGTATCATTTTCTTGTGCACGTAATACGTATACAGGATGTTCTGGTGTGATTTGTAAAGGGGTCGAAGAGTGTAATGTTTTGATAATTAATGTTTCGCCTTTATACGGGTGTTCCAAAACATCCTTGATCACCTCTGTCACACCGTCTAGGTTATAAATAGCGGTTTCACCAACCGAACAATGTTTAATTTGTTTTGGACCCTCAGTGGTATAAATAATTGTATCTGGATGGATGCATTGGTCTACATATTTGGCAGTGTTATTGAATACTTTTAACATTGGAACAATTCCATTAGATTTACCATTCGTTCCTCGAATATGGCTGCCTAAAGCACGTACATTATGAATATGCAATCCGATTCCACCAGCCCATTTTGAAATCAACGCACATTCCTTCAATGTGTTGTAAATTCCATCAATGCTATCACTTTCCATAGATTGGAGAAAACAGGAACTCAATTGTGGATGAGGAGTGCCTGCATTGAATAGTGTCGGAGTAGCGTGAGTGAAATACTTACGAGACATATATTCGTAGGTTTCCTTTACTGATAACATATCGGCACCATGCATTCCAATTGCCACTCGCAACCACATGTGTTGCGGACGCTCAACTGTTTTATTATTAACCTTCATCAAATATGCTCTTTCTAGCGTTTTAAATCCGAAATAATCAATTAAATAATCGCGCGAGAAATCACATAATTTATCCAAATCGCCATCCACATCATTACATACAATGTCATATAGTTCATCACTAATTAATGGCGAACGAACACCGCGTTTATCGATGAAATTATACAATGTTGTCATAACTTCGCGGAATGAAGCTGTGGTATTTTTATGATGATTTGATACGACAATTCTACCGGCAAGAGTGCTATAGTCATAGTGAGTAGACCCCATAGAAGCACATTGTTCAGCACTTAGCTCGTCAATTTTAGTTGTGGATATTCCGTCAAATATTTGGTCGATAACCTTGATAACCAGAGCCGTATAATTAATTTTAATATCAGCCTCGTTACCGAGAACCTTTAAACGATGAAGAATTTTATCAAATTCGACTGTCTTAAGTGATCCGTCACGTTTGGTTACGTGCATTTCTTGTTCTGGGATTGCTGAATTAGATGACATACTTATTGTATAATATAATGATACAATTCTATATTGTTTTCTAAATAGAATTGTATACTTTACACCCTTGAAGTTTATTTCGAATCTTTCTTTTTACGGCACATTTTTACACCATCTACGATAATAGCCGAGGAACCTTTTGGACATCTTTTCTTATCTGGTTCTAGTGGATTGTATTCATACTCTATATTTTCTCCGATGACAGCTACTTTTTTTGTAGTGTTTTTTTTCGCATTTTTTTTGGGTAATGCCTTCTGGGTTTTGCGAGGTTTCTGTATTATTACATTTTCGTCAAGTATAGTAACTGGACTACCTTTCGACAAGCTCCACAAAGCATTTTGTAGATACGATTGGATATATTTCTTAGATAAAATACTTTTTGCAAATTCCATGCCATTTCTTGCGATTTCTTGGCATTTGTCGTCATTTGTTTTACACCAGCGAATTACATCCAATAAATCGGATAAGTCTGCTTTAACTGGTATATAATGTACTTTATTTTGTATCATATGATCCACCCATGATGTATATTGACTAGTAACCCGTAATATAAGAGAACCTGTTAACATAGTAGCAAGTAAACGATATGCATTTACATTCCCGTCGATATGAATTATATATTTGTATTTGCTTTGATCTGCCATAGTTAAAAATCCGCCCGATAAACCTATGTTGGTATTCATAGAACCGATTCCGTATTTTGGATCAAATTTAATGGACTTGGAATTCACATTATTTCCATCTTTATTTGTCAATTTCGCGTCTAAAAGACTGGACTTAATTTTTGCAACTTTGATTCTCATGTTTGTTTTGTCAGTATAACCACATCCAGTAGGACCACCTCGGAAGACCGCTTTTTGGTATAGTTTATCTTCCCATTTCGTAATATAATTCGGGTTTGGCTTTGGGTCAGGGGTTTTTAAAACTAACATTACATCATCGTAATTTGGTATCGGAATATCCAAATAATTTCGTTGTCCAGAAATACTTAATATAGGAATATGTTTTTTATAATCATGTTCTCCTAGTTCGGTTTTCCCTGTTACCATTGTAAATGGAGATTTCCCATCATTCCTTAATATTATAGCGTCGGTTAAATTCAATATGAAAACGCCATTCGGTAAATTCAATCCACGGATCAGTTCTAAGTATTCATTATTGTTTAGTTTACTCGATTTAGAGAATGGTTTTACAATACATTGCATCACACGTAGATTGTCTATGTTTTTAGATATCATGTCGTTTACTGTTTTTTTCTGGTAAGTATTCATTGTTTTATTATCGAGAACATTTGTGTGATTTAATAAAATATCTTTGAATACCGGTGCTGTAGATTGGGCATCCAATTTACATAAGAGAACATTATTATCGTTTATGCATAACATATAACACTGATGATGTAAAAAATCCAAAACGTATCTTAGTGTATTACCGAGTGATTCTAAAGTCATTTCCCATTTTTCATCATACAACTGAGATGGATAATTACTATTAGTACCGTTCGATAAACGCGGAGTATCGCTTCGGTTCTCAATATTTGCTATATATTCACTACCAACTTCAAAGGCTTCGTTATACGTATGTATAACACGCATTTCATATTTCTTACTCATTGTTACATTACGTATATATTTTATAATTTTACTAAACATGTGTTTTTCTTGAGTTTAATTACATTCGTAATATTGTGATTTTCCTGTGTAACTTCTCTCTTTTTAGCGGCTCGATGTTCGTATCCAGTTTTTCGTTCTTTCAAAATCGTTTCCCAAGTAGTTAAAATTGTCGGGAGCGCCGATTGAAACCAATTTGGGTTGCGTTTTACCAGAATACACGAGAACTCATCCATATACCAATAAGTTGTTGTATATAAAACCAGAGTATCTTTGAAATCGTCCTTTGTATTTATGATCCAATCTTGGTATGTCATATCTAGGTCAAGTGGCATGTATTTATATATAGGTTTGGAATCGGGCACATTCCGTTGTAGGAAACACAAAATAACACCCTTATATTCCTGATTAATGTCATCCGCATATGCCTCTGGTGACTCATACTCCTTAAATCGCGTTTCTATGAAATCGCATTCGTCTAGGTCACATGTTTCCATTTGTACTTGCATTTGAATCCAATACTCCTCCTTTGGTTTATCGGTTATGTCGCGGTTTACTATATTCTTAATCTCAATCATTCGTCCATAACGGTCTGACTTAGGGTCTACATTAATTCCATCAGGTGATGCCCCTATGAAACTGTGATTGATGTGTTGGATACAACCGAAGTCCGCTACACGGGTATTATATTTTTTCTCATAAACCATTACAGATACCGTCTCGTATAAAATACCCCATTGTAATGAACCGCCACCGAACCAATTCGATTTTTCATCAGCTAATGGTTTACATTTCTCATAAATCAGACTGTTCCTTTGCGATTCACTCGACAATGCTTTCCATATACTACTTGCAGTTAATAGATTATGACGATATTCATACCATTCCGTCGTTTTTTGCGTTGGTTGTGGGAGTGATTTCAGGACCATAATCGTTTGGGTGGTCTGTTCAATATCCGTATATGAAATTAAGTTAGAATCCGTTATTGAACGCGTCGGATAATACAATTCGAAAAATGTTTCTACTATTTGGGTGATATAATCGTCAATATTTTCGTCTAGTGTAATTATGTTTGCTTCTATTAAATCCTCGTTAAATAAATATTGGATATCATTTAATATATTTTCGTGAAAATCGGGGTCTGAATATAATAAAGCATCGTCAATAAGAATGTCATACATAAGTTCGTGTATAGTGCGCTCTAAATCACTATATTCGTCTTCATTCAGTTCGAACGATAGTTCTTTATCTTCATTATCGTTAATTCCATAGGATGTGTCTAATACCATTTTATATATATATAAAATAGTTTCTATATCAATTCAATTTATCTTCTACTACTACTCGCTTTGGGGTTAATGACTTCAATGTAGAAACACGCTTAGTATCCGTATTCTTCAATGTGTAATTATGAGTGATTGCATTATATGATAATGCTGGTATACTGATAACCGTTCTAGTATCCTTATTATATTTCACATCTTTGGTTTTATTGATTTTGTTTGCCTTCAAACACTCACTGAAAAACATTTTTAGGGATTTAATGTCTTTGGCTGATAATGATTTTTCCTTCCCGTATGTTTCAGCAAATGAATGTAGCGCTTGAGTTTTAACGGTTTTATCCAATTTATTCCAAGAATCCGCCTTATTGTTCTGTTTCTCTCTCTCGAGTAAAGAGTCCAAATTTACACTCGTGATATTGGATGTAGTAGTGGAAGTATTTGTGATATATTTGCTTGTATAAACTGGTTCTTTCGCTTCTTCTGTCATGTTCTCTTTATATATTATATCGCAATCGTTCTATCTTCTTTTTTTAAATACATATAATGATTATGGAATCCAAACTAATAGAACTACCGAAAAAAACCGAAACGTCAAAGAAGGTCGAAACAATAAAAGAGAAGAAAGCACGTGTAGTGACCCATCGAGAGAACTGGCAACACGAGTACGAACCAAGCATACAATTAGAATTACTCACGACCGATTCTAGTAATAATCCTATATACAAGACAATGATGCAACAAATACAATGTAAACTAAATGGATATAAATCACAAGACCAGAAAAAGAAAATATATGATTGTGATCAAATCATAAATTTAGAGTCTACTATCCAGTTGTTAATAAAAAGTAAGTTGAATTGTTATTATTGTAAAGGATTAGTTAAAGTATTATATGAACATGTGAGAGAACCTAAACAATGGACTTTAGAGCGAATTAACAATGATTTTGGTCATAATGTAGGAAATTTAGAAATAGCTTGTTTATCATGTAATCTAAGTAGACGCACCATGTATCACGAACGGTTTATATTCACGAAACAGCTTGTTATTGTAAAGAAATAATTATAATTACCATTTCAATAATTCTGGGAAATATTCATTCAATAGGTTCTCGTAATATCTGCGAATCTCATCACTTACAGTGAAATCAGTATCTTCTTTAGAATACAAGTCAAAATTATTGAAATTGAGAACATCCTGCATAATCATTTCGTCTCCGGGCTGCATAAGATGAGAGTATGCCTTTCCTGTATGCCACGGATAAAACGAATGAAACCTGATTATTTTTTGATATCTATCTGATATTCGATGCTTACCTTTATTATATTGGAGAACCTGATATAAGTATTCGTCATGTCCAAACGACAGTTTTAGGTTCTCAATTCCACAATTTGGTTTGTATATTCCATATTCAGTAGAATACAATGGGTTATTATAATCAGGGTTATCTTTCATGGTATCATGATATACAATTGATTCAGGAAACTTACATCCAACTACATACGTATCACCGACCACTACTGAACTGGGTTCGTTAAATATGAAAAGCACTTTTCCTAGATCATGTATTAAACCACATATTTGGAGTTCTTTGTCATCTGGGTATTGTTTGCGAATACGTTCGGCGGTTTGGTATGCGTGGAGAGAGTTCTCTGAATGTGTGTCTGGGTCACTTGGGTCGACGAAAGAATCCATCATGAACAATGCTCTATGTATACTCATTTCGAACTTCACATTCCCTAAATTATGATATTGTTTTGTTTTGTTATTTACATATTCGTATGTTTGCAGTCGATGTTGTTCTTTGTAAAAATGATACTGTGGAGTATCAATTATATAGTTTCGTAATTGCGTCATATACACATGTATAAGATAAAGTTATCCGAATGTGTTCTCACAACTATAGCTCATATAAAGAAATCGATCGTTACGGTCATGATAATTAGAATATACTTTGCAAACTAGGTCGGTATTACATGTTACGTAACCACCAACAAACATGAAAATCGCTTTATCTGACGACATTTGTAATCGTTTACGGATAACGTATAAAAATTGTCCCATAGTTAGATCAATTGGAACTAAATATTTACGTTTATCTAATTGTGGTGTATCACTCGAACAATTTGGATTTCGCTCTACGATAACGGGAATTCGGTCTGGATATTTACTCATTATTCTATCAGCTTCCGTTATATTATTCTCTGGATTTGATGATAAAAAAGGAATTTGAAAATTCATTTTCTATTATATCCTAGTATTTTTACTTTGACGTACAAACGCCTGTTTTTGGTTCTACGCGACTACCCTTAGCGCATTTTTTTTTAGATTCACATCTTTTAGTTGTTTTATTTCGTCGACCACGCTTGCATCTAGGTCTCTTTTTCGTAAGTTTATTTTGTTTTTTTGTAGGACATTTACACTTTTTCCTCCTTCTCTTTTTTTTTGTATTGTTAGATGGAGCATCTAATGGTGCAAAGGCAGGAACATATCCCATATTATCCGAGATTTCTTCAGAATCAGACGTCATAAATGGTTCTTGTGTAAATGTTTCATATGGAATTAAAGATGGAGAAGGCGTAACTACAGGAATAGAAGGTGTAACTATAGGAATAGAAGGTGTAACTATAGGAATAGAAGGTGTAACTACAGGAATAGAAGGTGTAACTATAGGAATAGAAGGTGTAACTATAGGAATAGAAGGTGTAACTATAGGAATAGAAGGTGTAACTACAGGAATAGAAGGTGTAACTACAGCGTCGGGTTCGACTGGGTCTTCATTATCAGATGTTTTGAAAGATAATGCATTAGTTACTCTTTCAAGAATACCATCTTTTTTTTCAGTTTCTGGCGTTGTTATATCGGACATCGAATTGTATATTATACAATATAGGAATATAAAAATAATAACCTAAATATGAGTAATGGAACTTCCTAAAAATATAATCGAAAAACTGGATTACTTCTATAATTCAAATCAAATACCTAATATTATATTTAATGGTTCTTCTGGAAGTGGAAAAACTACAATAGTACATTATTTTCTTAATAAGATATATGATTCGGATAAAACAAAAATCAAAAATAATGTGATGTCAGTAAATTGCTCCCATGGAAAAGGTATAAAATTTATACGCGAAGACCTTAAATTTTTCGCAAAAACCAACTTGCAATCCACTACAGGCGTGAAATTCAAAACTATTGTATTATATAACGCAGACAGTTTAACAAACGACGCACAATCCGCACTGAGACGGTGTATAGAACTTTTCAGTTTCAATACACGTTTTTTTATTATTGTAGAGAACAAAGACAAATTATTAAATCCGATTATTTCCAGATTCTGTGAAATTTATATTCCAGAACAAATCGCAAATGGTAAAATTATAAACCTACATCAATATAATTTATCAAATAATATGGATTTAAGTGAGTATTCGAAGGCACATATAAAGCGGTTATGTGAATATATAGACACACGCGAATTCACGGACAATCGGAGTTGCTCCAATACAAGTATTGCATTATATGATATGGGGTTCTCGTGTATAGATATCATGAACTATATTAAACAATCCGAAAAATGGGACGATTATAATAAGGCTAATATTCAAATGTGTTATCAAAAGATAAAATACGAATTCCGATGCGAAAAAATGCTAATGATGTATATATTGAATTTCATATTCTTACGTGAAAATACGGACTTACATACAATTTCCTTTATGTAAAAAAAATAATGTTCGTTAATATTGATATATTAAAATATACATTGTTTCTATAAAATATGGACGATTTTGTGATCTCAAACTTACAAGAAGCCAGAAATGAATGGTGTAGCAGATTGGTAAGTATATTTACACCTTTAATTATAGAGGGTATTCGGTCAATATTTAACGAATCTTGTAAATTATGTTTAGATAACAACGAATCTGGGAAATACCTAATGACGTTTCAGAATCTGATTTCACGAGTTCCAAAATGGAATGCGAACATTATTGAAGAGGAACGCAAACGTATTATTGAACGTAGCGGTTGTAATTATTTAGATGATTTAATCACTTGCGTCCATATTATTCAATTGAAGGTTCTCACATGTATTCGTGTAGGTAATAGACAAAAGAAGATAGATATTAACACACCGAATTTAGATAACTTCATCCATAAAGTATATATCAACGTTGCTCGTAAGTGCTATACTAACGTCTATTTATTTGAGAATAATATTACATCGGAAAAAAACATATCTCCGCTCCTAATACAACGAAACAAACGAGATCTTGAATTGATCGTCCAAGAATGTATATTGAATACTATTAGAGACAGTATTCCAACCGAGGCTATCATCCGTGCATACATGGACGAAGCCGTGGAACAAGAAGAGGAAGTCATCATCGAGAACATTGAACCTGAAGAACCAGTTAAAGAAACGGAAAATACAATAGACAAAAAAGATGAAGCTCTGGAAGATACCCCACAAATAGTACCGTCTATTTCCAATATTGATAACGAACCAGTCGTGACTAAGTTGTCATTCAATGACTATGATAGCGTATTGGACTCTGAAACTGGAACAGTGTCGGATGTAAATGCACCAAAGAGTGTCGATAGATTAGAGGAGATAAGCACAGCAAGGGCTATTCAACGCAAATTAGAAGAAGAAGAAGACGATTTTGATAACGACAAAATAAAGATATTTACCGATAATATTAATTTAGACGATATGGATGTATTTGATATAAATAAAACCAGTTCAATTGGTGACATTTTATCATTAGATGACATTGTAGAACTCAATTAACCATATCTTGACTGAATGCGTAAAAACGTAAATTAAATTGTTTAACAATTTAATATACCAATGGAAAAACCAATCATTATAACAATTACAATTGCTGTGTTATTCTTCTTTGCGAAGTTAATAGAGATGAAGTTCATTGATAAAGAGAACAAACCACTGAAATTTATTATAAGGGATACGCTATTAGTTTGGTTTTGTTCTTTCATACCTATTATGATTTTTTTCCAAGCGACTGGTCCAGTTGCTGAGATGCTTGGTTCGAATGATTTTACATCATCAGCTAGTACCCAGATTTTCACAGATGTTCCTGGATTCTAAACAAAATAATAATTTGTAATTTGCTTAGAATATATATTTTTTTTATGCATAAGATGGTATATTACTAATATCCATGTATGTTGACCCACTCGGTATTTTTGTGCTTTTAAATCGACTGAAAAATGGGTAGCTTAATTGATTTTCAGGTGTATGTTCATGGACTGTCTTTGCGATCATTTTATATAACTTGAATTCTGGATATCTCTCATCACCATTTTTTTTATATAATACACTTATTTTCTTATCATCCAAACACCATCTGTGAATGGTTTTCTGAAGCTCATCGCGGGGTTTATCGCCGATTATAAAGTCATATATAGAACATCCTAGACGACACAGATCAAAACTATAATTTGGTTCAATTATAGGGTATTTGCTATTGTAATACGGACCAAAGTTATATTGCGAAGCGGCGTCACCTTTTGGCGCAAAACTATCACTACATAATGTTTTCCCTTTATATGTATAAATGCTACGACCGAAATCAATTATCTTGAATATACGCCCGTATGTAGGGACCTTATAACAAATATCATTATACTTATAATATAAGAATTCTTCCTTCGTTGATACATACATGATATTATTAGTATGGAGGTCGTTATGCGTGAATTTATATGCTTTCTTATATGCTAATAATGTCATAATTATTTGAAATAGCACACTTGCCCCAATATCTTCTGTTATTTCATTTTTTGCAAACAATTCGTCTAATGTTCCTTCGCATTTTTCAAGGCAAATCATCTGCACTGGGAAATTATCAACGTATGCAAATATTTCCTCATCATCCTCTTCATTCTCATCAGTATCTTCCTCTTCCTCTTCCTCTTCTTCATCAGTATCTTCATTCTCATCAGTATCTTCATTCTCATCAGTATCTTCATTCTCATCAGTATCTTCATCAGTATCCTCGTCGTCATCGGTATCTTCATCTTTTATATTTTCATCTTTCAATTGGACATATATCTCTTCCAAAATACATGGATCGACTATAGGTGTCATGACATCTAGATTTAATACATCCGAAATAACATTGCTTTCATCTGATATTATTAGTTTACTGCGATTTCCTCGTGAATTATGGTTTGATATAGAAGATACCCGACCTCTATTAATACGGAACAGATTATTCAAATTATCCAAGAAAAAATTTGATGTATTTAAATATTCATAATCATCGGCAATATTCATCTTAAATTTTCGTTGGACTGCAGAGAACGAACCATAATATTCAATCGAATTTTTTATATCATGGAGTTCCAGTAATTTACTAGATAATAAACAAAAAAAACCATCCACATATGATGCATTATTTGTATCTGCTAATTTCGCAAATTTTGCACCATCTATTGTAGGCAATGTGCGAATATCCATACTTTCCGTATCATACCTACCAATCATGTAACTGATAGGGTCTAATAATGGTGAGTATTTAATAAAAATAGGTTTTTCCATAATTTCATTGGTAGTAATATCAAAAACTGTCGTAAGATTATTGATATGATACTGATGATTTAATTGTACAGAGTTATAATTTTGTAGATTTACATCAAAAAGTAATTTAAAAATAGGCTGATAATACTGAAAAGAATTTAGATGAAATGGGTTATATCCATGTTTCAAATCATCAGATGTAGGGATAAATTGATTTTCTAAATATTCTAAGTTTAGTTTTTGTAATTGATATACGGATTCTAACATTTTATAATTTTATTCCATATATTATTTGGTGAATTAGAACGTTCAAATCTGTTTTATAATTTATTAGCTAAGTCTATAAGATGACATTGGAATTGAAACGATTTAATATGCGTGATATCACGTTTAAAGCAGACGAGAATAAGGGTCCAGTTGTTGTTCTCATTGGTCGTCGTGATACAGGTAAATCATTTTTAGTACGTGACTTGTTGTTTTACCACCAAGATATACCGATTGGTACAGTTATATCTGGAACAGAAGCAGGTAATGGGTTTTATAAAGAACATGTTCCTAAATTATTCATACATGATGAATATAATACGGTTTTAATTGAAAACATTTTACGTAGGCAGAAAAGTGTAATGAAACAAATGAAAAAGGAAGTTGAAACTTATAAAAGAACTACTATTGACCCTCGCACATTTGTGATTATGGATGATTGTTTATACGATCAGACATGGACACGCGATAAAATGATGAGACTCCTTTTCATGAATGGAAGACATTGGAAAGTAATGCTTGTAATCACCATGCAATATCCATTAGGTATTCCACCTAATTTGCGAACAAATATTGATTATGTGTTTATATTGCGAGAACCGTATTTGACCAATCGTAAGCGAATATGGGAGAACTATGCCAGTATGTTTCCTACACTGGAATCGTTTTGTGCTGTAATGGATAACACAACAGAGAATTATGAGTGTTTGGTAATTAATAACAATGCGAAATCCAATAAATTGACCGACCAAATATTCTGGTATAAAGCTGAAGACCATCCTAAATTCCGATTAGGTTCTAAAGAATTCTGGGAAATTTCAAAGAGTATGGGTTCTGACGATGAAGATGAAGCGTATGACCCATCGAAAAACCGAAAAGGTAATAAAGGGGCGAATATTAACGTGAAAAAAACGAATTGGTAAATTGTATCTATAACCCGAGTGGAAATAATAGGATAAAAACATATTGTGACATGATAAGTTTTTATCCTTTATGTGATTTAGTAAAAACTCCTCTTTATATATCACATACATATAAGAGAATGTGTTTTATTGATTGTTTTACTAGATTATTCTCGTCTAAATCAGATAAGGTAACCACAACACCTAACGGAATGTCAGATGAAACAAATACCGATACTATTCATCAAAAATGTCATAGAGAGAGGGCAATTCAAATGATAAATACATACAAAACTAACTTATTGTTAGAATATAGGAGGTCTTTGATGAAGGAATATAAGAGACAGTCACTAAAGGAAAATGCAATAAGGGAACACACTGCTCCGTAATGGCGAAAAAAAACATACAAACAATGCTTAGTAGATGATGCAAAAAAAAGAAACAAACACGAAAAGTAAAATATTGTTCGATATTATAGATAATAAGTAATGTGGCTTTTAGACATATTATTTGGTCCTAAATTAAGCGTATCAATATCAAATAATAATACTATTATCGGAAAATGCACATCAAAACACGAGACAGAAATACAAGAATATTCACGCTGTAATGAATTACCTTCTGGATCTGGATGGATCTTAATAAGTGATACAGAAAAACAAGAGACAATCGATGTAGAAAAACAAGAGACCAATGATCAAGCTGTATTACTACCGATTCATAATATGGTTTGTGAAAAAATACCTAAACATAAGTTTATTAAAAAAAACAAGAAAGGCAGAAAACGTTAGTGGACGAGGAAAAAAA